AGCTCTGGACTGCTAATCCGCGCCGCCAAGCGCAAACGTGCCAAGCGTTGCGAAGTGTTATGCCGCCGGGATTGAACGGATGATTGGGATTGCCAAGCTGGAATTGCACTTCGGACGTGTGTTCGTTCACTTGGGAATGCTGGTTGAAGGTCACCACGTCAACGCCGGGATTGGATTGGATAGCCCGCAAGATTTCGTCAACGTAGCCGTCGCGCACCCAGTCGTCATCGTCGCAATAGGCCACATACTGCCCGCGTGAGGCCCGCAGCAAAGCATCGCGCTTCTCGCCTACAGTGCGCCGCTTGTTGTCCATCAGGACAAGATGCTCCACGGGTTTGTCGCCAATCTGCCGCGCTAGTTCGTCGGATAGCTTTTGAAGCTGCGCCCATCGGCTTGGGACGGCGGGGGTTAGGACGGAAAGGAGGATGCTCATTTTGTCAGTCGTTTGATTTCGTAATCCAAATACGTTCTGGCCTTTTCCAAATCTTCAATCGTGCTGCCCTTGTGTCCAGCACGCCAGATGTATTTCTGGACATTGCCCAGCGCAAAAGACATATGCTGCGCGATGTCTATGCACTCAATACGCCTGCCGCACTGGCACTTGGCCGGACTGCTATTGTAATGCTTCGGATGATGAACTTGGTCGCTCATTTCGGCACGCGATAAATCCAAATCGGAACAAGCGGAACCGCGCCGGGAAGCAACTCGTTGACGGCCTTCATTACCTCGGCGTGCTGTGCATCATGCCCAGCCAAAACTGCGCCGGGCTTCATCTTTGGCAGCCAAGCGGCAATATCGCGCCTGACGCTTTCGTAATCGTGCGCGGCGTCAATGAAGACAAAGGACAGCGACTCGTCATCAAACCACTTCGCGCCGTTTGCCGAATCGTCCTCAATTACGCCAACCATGTCACGCACTCCGCACCGTTCAATGTTGCGCGTGAATTCGGCCAAGTTGCTTCCGCCGTTTGCGGCTACCGTGTCAACGTGCGCGGTTTGTCCTTCCTCGCCCTTGAAGCTGTCAACGGCGTAAATCTGGACTTGCTTGCCCGCTCGCTTGATTCGTTGCGCGAGATAGGTAATTGAGCGGCCAAGCCAGACGCCAACCTCAACGGCCTTGTCGCCGTCTTTTAGCGAGTCCGCGGCTAGTTTGTAGAAGTCAAAAAAGTTGAACCATCCCGGTATGGTTGACCAGTCATTGCCCATTCGCAGGCGTTCCATGACCGCTTGACCTTGAACATAGCGGGCCGGGGCGTTTTGTTCACTGTGCGTTTTGTCCATCGGCTCGCCCGTGAAGATCGGGTGCCGGTGCAGGAATTCAATGTGCTTGGCTTCGATAACCTGCCCGCGTGCGTAGGCAACATCGGTGAACCAGTTGTCCGAATAGACGCCCGTGAAATCGGGGTGAAACAGGAAGAAGTCCTGCCAATAGTAAGCCCGCGTGCAAATCGCCATGCAAAGCAATTTGTCCTTCCGGTGTCCGTCTGAAATTGCCAACACGGCGGGCTTTTTCAGGTCGCCAATGGCATTGAGAATCAGCGTGTCCCAGCCCTGACAAGGCACCCAATCATCGGACAGCTGAAGCATTACGTCGCCAATGCTCATTTGCGCCGCCGTGTTCCAAGCCGCAACGCAGCCTCCGCCCGGCGTGATTTCGGCATGATGGAAGCGGCGAAGCGGTTTGCTCTCTTCGTCATCCTCGTCAAACACAAAGATATGCTCAATGTTTTCGGGCTTATCGGCCATGTCCAGCCATACCTTGCGGCACAATACGGCTTGCTGCGGACGGCCTCGCGTTGCGTGCAAAAGCGAAATACGGCAGCCGCCAGCCTTAGCCAGAGCCGCACGGCGGGCAACGTCAACGGCCTCCCGGTGTCCGTTCATACGCAAGGCTTGCATCATCAAATCCTCGCCAAGCCAACCGTAGAAGCTCTGCCGATTATTCCAGTCCTTATGCAACGGCGGCGGCGTCGCCATCATTTGCCGGGCGTAGGTCAAAGCCAATTCGGGCTTGCCATAGTCAAGCGCGTTAGATGAAAGCACGCCAAGGGCTTCACGCCGAGAGGGGTCGGCACGGTAGGCTTCGTGAAGCAACGTCTCCCGCATAACAGCGTCGTCAGTCATGCGAGCTAAGTTCATCAGCATTTCATACTTCTCGGCTCGCCCCAAGCGCGGGTCTTCAAATGCTTTTTGCGCCGTGCGAATGCTGCCTTCCTTGTCGCCAATGCCCATCAATTCGCCGTGCAAATGATAGAGCAAACCGGGATGCATTTCGCTCTCGGGAATGCTCTTGAGGATTCGCAGGTTGCGCTCATTGCTGCCGCTCTTATCAAACCGGGGCGAGTGCAAAATAACCACTCGGTCATCCTGTGCGCCTTGAATTGGCTCAATATCGAACTTGAAACACTCGTGGACGGGATACTGCCAGCGTCCGCAAGTGCGATTGATAAGCCTTTCACGCGGGACGCTCACGCCCAAGCCACTGATTTTGTAGGGGAAAACATACGTCGCATAAAGCCCTTCGCGTGCGTGCTGGCGAATCAGTTCGCCGCCGCTTTCTAGCGTGTCGTCCGAGTCGCACCAGAAACACCAGTCGTTAGAGGCCAAGTCAAAGCTCATTTGGCGGGCCGCTGCGAAGTCGTCAACGTGCTTCCAATCCTCATGTCCCGGCTTGTTCTTATACTCGCCCCACACAAGCGGAATGCCCAATTCAGCAAGCACGCGCCGGGCGATGGATTCGGTGTCGTCCGGTGTCGCGCAACCAATAGCGCGGACAAGGACAACCTCATCGCAATGCGGGGCGAAGTTTCTCAGGCAGCGTTCAATGTATTCGGACACGTTGCCGACAATCATGGTCAAACTGACTTTGCTCATAGCCAAGCCTCCAGTGTAAAGCGGCATTCGCCGCAGGTTAAAGTCTGAAACGCCCGCGTATTAAACCCGCGCCGGTCAAGCTCATCTTGTGCGGCTTTCAATCGCGCAGGCTTGCTGTCTTTCTTGAGCGGGAAGCGTTTAGTTGGTTTCGGTGGTTTCATAAATCAAAAGCCCGCACACCGTTTGCTTTGAACGACGCGGCGAGGCGGCGTAACGGCGGCGGGCAATTCGGGTCTGTCGTTCAAAGCGATGCGATTCAAGCGTCGCCAAAACTCATGTCAAGAGGCAGAAACAAAAAAGCCCCGGTGATTAGCCGGGGCTTGTGAGTGTGTTGCGAATTAGTCCAGACGTTTCAAAACTCGCCCACCAGTGGACAGGCCGCGAGCGTAGCCATAGTTGCACTCCATCGCTAGGAATCTGGTCCCCGTGGAGTTATCATAGAATTTGCGCAGGCCCAAAGTAAGGCCGGTCTCGGGGTCAGTCACCGGGCCAGCGGCCTCGTAGGTGTTGCCGGATTGCGGAGCGAGGTAGCGCATCGCAATGGCGATTGCATTCGGATGGCACGCGAAGCCCATGACGGACGCGCCGTTGAACAGGTTGTTCAACTCATACAGGTCAAACCCAAGAGCGCGGCGGACGCGGCCCTCTTGGATAACCTGATTGTCAGCGAAGGCGTAAGCCTGAACGAAGTTCGTGACGGAGAGCAGCGCGTCCATCGGCGTGCAATCCAGAATCAGCGAGCGCGGGTCCATCGGCACGTCATTCTGGTTGAGCAGCAACCGAGTGGCGCGAAGCTGAGGAACGTCAAGCGCGGTGCTAGACACGGCAGTGGCGAGCGAGAAGTTCGCCGTAGTCACGAGGCTCAGAATGTCCTGCATGACAAGCGAGGCAAGGGCCGCGCCCTGCTGACGGCCAAAGCTCTCAAGGCTGGACGCCGAGGAGTTCGCGGCGGTCAAGTCATCCTGCCCGACGGCGAGGAACTTGTGGCCGGTAAGCGAGACGGTAACGACGGTCTTAGTGCCGTTGCAGACCGCATACGATCCGCCAAACGTAGTGGCCGTCAGGTTGGACACGACGGGAACCAAAACGCTCGCACCCTTGGTGCCGGGCGAAGCGGAGAAGTTGGTCGAGAAAGCGCGGAGCGGGGCGAGGACTTTGACAAACGCCTCAAGTGCGCTTTGTGCAAAAATCTCGTCATCGAGGTTGGTATATGTAGCCATGTGTTTGTTTGTTTATGTTACTTGCTGAGAGCGGCGAGTCGGGCAGCGTCATTTGCGGCCCGAATTGCTTTCCGGTTTTCGCGGAAATAGATTGCCCGTTTATTCGGGTCAGTAATAGCGGCGAGTGCGGCAGCGTGGTCAACCGGAGTGCCGGAAGCGTTGCCGGAAGGGGCGGCGGCAACAGGAGTCACGCCAATGCCCGCAACGATTTCAACCGCCTTGGCCGTCGCCGTCTTGGTCACGCTGTCAGCCAGCTTAACCTTGTCAGCTTCAAGCACGGCAACCTTAGCAGCGAGCGCATCGCGTTCTTGAATCAGCGCAACCTTTTCGGCGGCGAGAGCATTGCGGGCGGCATTCGCCTCGGTGAGCAGCGAGGACGCATCAATCGCGGCCTTGGCGTTAGCTTCGGACTCAGCCTTGAGACTGCCGATTTCGGCCTTGAGGTTTGCCAGTTCTTGAAGTGCGGTCATAAGTTTGGCTTCTCGTTACATTACGCCGCCTTATCTGTCAAGAGTGCGAGCAGTATTTTTTTTGCTTCGTTGGAATCACGCACCATTTCGTCAACGAGTTTAACGCCTGCGGACTGGTAACCCATGAACGTTTGCCCCTGCATCGTTTCGTCATCCATACCGGGCCGGTGCTTTTTCACGTGTTCTTTGAAAACCTCGGCAAGGCTGTCCACTTTGGCTTGGATCTCGGCGGCTTGGGCTTCGGAAAGCGACGTGCCGGGAACGCCCGCGCCCTTGAATTTACCGCTGCGGAAAACGTTCACGATGATTCCCATTGCCTTCGCCATCGCGGAAATGTCCTGATGCGCTACATAAACGCCAATGCTGCCAACCTCTGCGGATGGAGTGGCGAGGATTGCGCGGGTAGGAGCCGCAAGCCAGTAAGCCGCCGAGCAACACAGACCTCCTGTGAAGGAAATCGTCGGCTTGGTAGCCGCAACGTCTTCAATCAGGCTCGCAAGCTCTGGTGTGCCTGTGACCGTGCCGCCCGGCGAATTGATGTCTAGCAGGATGCCTTTGACTGCGGGATTGGTAGCCGCGTCTTCAAGTTGTGTGCGGATGGATTCGGGCCGCGCAAAGCCTAGCTTGGAAGCAAAGGCTGGCAGCCCTGCGACAATGGGGCCATGAATCTGGATTGTGGCAACGCCGTCGCCGTCAACTTCAACTCCCTCGTCCTCTTCGTCATCCTCAAACAAGTCGCTGAA